CGAGGGAACTTTTACGATCACGGGCGTCGGCTTCTCAGGGACCGCGCCGACGATGCTCTGCACCTACGCCACCTTCGGCAATATGGTAACGGTGCACTTCGCGTCCGTCGGCGTGAACGCCGCGAGCAACTCGACCAGCTTCAGCTTCACCGGTATACCGACGTTCCTGCAGCCGACGTTCTTGACGCAAGAGTTCGCGGTGCACGCTATCGACGCGAGCGCGGAGGTTGTCGACGCCAGCGTGCAGCTGGGGACGACTACTCCGGGATCTTTCAACATGCTACGGGACGGTAACCTCACGGGCTGGACTGCCACGGGAAACAAGGGCTTCGGCTCAGCCACCATCACGTATCTGCTGCAATAATCATTCATGCGGGCCCGCGCGCCCGCTGCTTATCCGCCACTGGCGGCGTCGAGTCGATTGAGAGGAAAATTTCATGACAGCATTAGGCGTCTTCCGAGACGATTTTTATAACGCGGTCTCCGCGTTGGCGCAGTCGCAGTTCACCGCTACCGCGCAGACATCCGGCACGTTAGCCGCTGCGGCGATTGCCGGCGCTGGCGACTGCTATGTAGTCAGCACCGCCGCTACAGCTCTGACAGTCGACACCGCGATCAACATTATCGCGCAGGTCCAGATCGCTGTGGCGAACGCGTATAAGCAGGGCCTTGGCTCGTTTGCCGCTGGCGTTAATCCGCCGAACGGCGTCCCGAACCTGTTCAATACGAGCTGGACGCTGACGATCAACAACCAGGACGCAGGCGCGTTAACGCTTACTTTCCCTGCCGGAGTGACAGCGCTTGGTACCAACGCCGCGACAATCGCGGGCGTCACATCTCGCGTGTACGTTGTGACGGTGACATCACCGACCACGATCACCATGCAGAGCGTCGGCGCGTTCTTGAGCACCGCACCGTAATTTTCGATTCAACTTAAGAGGATTTTTCACATGGGTAAATCAGAATCCGCCAAAATGAAAGGCGAAGAGTATTTGAAGGGCCGCCGGGCCGGCGTCGAGAAGACCTACGGCGAGAGCCGCAAGGGCGCCTCGGCTGAGAAGACCCTGCTCCCGCACTCGGACGTCAACGACTCCGGCGGCGAGAGCGAGCTGAATGAGTGCGCCAGCCGCCTCTATCAGAACGCGGTCAGAAATGATGGTGACAAGGACGGGGATAAAGCCCTGTCGGAGCGCTAAGTCATGGGAATCTTTGCAATTGCAATCGTAGTCGGCGTTATCGTCGTTGCTGTCGCGGTCTATCAGCTCGTCAAGAGCAAGAAGGCCGTGACCGTCGCAGCTGTGAAGGCGCAAGTCTCCACCGACGCGGCTGCCGTCAAGACTGACGTCAAGAAAGTCTGATGCCGTCCAAGAGCCCAGCACAAGCGCGGCTCATGAGGGCCGCCGCTGCAGGATGGAAGAAACCTGGTGGCGGCGGCCCCTCTGTGGAAGTCGGTAAAGAGTTCGTGCGCGCAGATGAAAAGAAGAACGCGCACAAGTCGCGTGAAGGTCGCGCGGACCGTAAGCGAGAATTGGATAAGTGGGCGCATGGTCAGAGAAATACCTACGCGGCCCCGGAGACTTAAATGGGAATCGACGTAACGTTCCAACCGAAGACGCCCACCTATATCGTGGACAGTTCGGCTGCGGTCGTCATTGACGGCAGACAAGATGGCGTCACGTCGTGGCGCATCCAGGCGCTTGGCGCCGCTGGCGCACAAGCAGCTCCAGTTGCCGGACTTATTAGATGGGCGTCAGGCGCTGCGGCAGCTCCGGCAGCTCCGCCGGCCTTGGTGGCGTTAGGTACGCCGCTGGTAAACATGCTCGGGGTCAACGCTGGGCAGACCCTGTATATTGAAGGCATCGGCGCGTGGCTGCAATTCATCAGCAACGCCGCGTTCGCTACGGGATCGTTTGCAGTGACCGGCGGCCAGGGTGGCGCAGGTGGCTAAGTTGAAGGCAGCGGCCAGGAACAAAATCTCCGGCAAGAACTTTGCCGGGCCCGACCGCTCCTACCCAATCGAAGACGCGAGCCACGCTCGCAATGCGCTGGCCCGCGCCAGCGGGAAGCCGGTCGAGGCGCGCGTTCGCGCGGCCGTCCACCGGAAGTATCCAGATATCGGCAAGTCCCGGGGACCAAAGGCCGACAACTATATGCGGACAGGAAAATAACATGGCTGAGATAGCCCCCATGCTCGGCGCCATACTCGGCGTCGCCAACACCAAGCAAGCCAAGGGAAAGGGCAAGAAGAGCGCCAAGGCAGCAAAGTCCAAGACCGTCTCTGAGGCGATGCCTAGCCACGTAGTCGTTGGCATGAGCGCCGAGCCGGTCTCCGACAAGAAGATCATGAAGGATAGCGCTAAGATGTCCATACGCCACGCTACCGACAGCTGGGTCTCTGGGCACTGCACCACGAAAGAGTGCGCGGCCGTACACGCACGCGCGAAGCACATACTCTCGGGCAAGCGCCCGATGGAGTTCAAGGGCATGAGCGGCGAGCGATCATTCAAGAAGATGCGATGATCATCCTGCTACAGATTCGTCTGGGTGTCTGCTACTGCAGCGTCCGACTCGACCGCTCGTGGCGCTAAGGTGGCGAATAAGCGTGTAGGTAGTTACAAGGGTGTGAAGTGCTCAGTCTCTGAGTGCAGCACCCAGGCGCGCAAAAGCGGTTTGTGTACTAAGCATTATGCCGCGGTTCGTCAGTCAAACCCGGAATGGAAAGAGAACCGTAGAAAAGTCGATTTAGCTAGACAAGAAAAGGCTATGGGACGGCCGCGCCCAGAGTTTTGTGAGATATGCAATGGACCTCCTAACGATAGATGGGGTGTATTGCATTTCGATCACGACCACGCTACAGGGAAGCCGCGAGGCTGGATCTGCCGCAACTGCAACGTGATGCTAGGGCTCGCAAGAGACAGCGTCGACAGGTTTTTAGATATGGCGGCATACCTGGAGAAGAATAGTGGTAATCGGTAATCGATATTTGAATGGCAGCCCGATCCTCCCATATGCCAACGTCAAGGCGTACCCGGGTACGGACCTGTTCATGGACCTGCAGTTCGTCGACCACACGACCACCCCAGTCATCCCGACATCGATAGCCATCGAGATCGATGACATCACGAACAGCGTTACGATGGCGGGACCGACGCAGCTGCTCCCTGGCGGCGCGCTCGGCGGCACGCCGTTCTCGTACCCAGCCTTCGCCGCGACGATGACGCTACAGGTTGGCGGGATCGCGTGGCAGATGACGTTCCCATACATCGGGTCGCAGCTCTGCCAGGTAGGCATGCAATTTACGGCCATTGACACAGTCACCGGCCAGCCGTTCACGTCGAACGCGGTTATTGCGGTTGTGGAGCTATGCGCTCTCGCGACAGTGAGCGGCTTACAGTTTTGATTTGATTTTCGTAAGGTGAGAGGTACGAAAGATGTCGAAGATAGATTTTAGTCAGCGGCTGCTGGACGATCTGATAGCTGTGGAGCTTCTGGACAAGGCTGAGGGAGTGATCAAGCTCCCTGACTGGCAGCGGATCCTTCGCGGCGAAGTCGTCGCGGTAGGGCCGGGGCGGATGCTGGAGTTTGGCGAGCGCGCACCGATGGAGTGCCGCGTTGGCGACACCGTCACCTTCGCCGCCACCGCGGGGATGGACTCTGACTATGGGGTCGGGAAAAAGATTCGTCTGATGCGTGACACCGACGTCGACGCTGTAGTGGTGCCGGCATGATGCTCACCGAAGAGCTTGAAGATGTCGCGAAGCGCACGCGCGTCCTACGAGATCGCGTCCTCGTGAAGATTCTACCGTACGTGCACCCGACGCTGGCTACGCCAGGCATAGAAATTAATAAGGGCGTTGTGATCGCGGTCGGCTACGGCCGGCGCCAGCGGCGCAAGGTCGGCTTCAAGCAAGAGATCAGCGACGGGCCGCCCGTGCTAGGTCCCGGCGGGAAGGTTATGCAGTTCGCGAAGAGCAAGCTCTCGGGCAAGACACTGTACTTCGAGGACGGGCCCGAAACGGGCGCTATCATTCCCATGCAAGTCAAGCCTGGCGATGTGATCGAGTTCAGCTTCCGCAATATCACGTTGGTCGACTTCGACCGTGTAGGTTTTCCCGGTATCGGCGATCTAGCCTTCGTCTGGCAGAAAGCGATCTACTCAGTCGATCCTGACGAGTCGTTGAACGAGTGCCTGATGTTCCAGCAATCTGCGGGGTATGACCGTAAAGGCAACTTTATGTCAGGAAGCGAGGACTGGCACCGCGCATGAGCTTGAACCCGTACGGCACGCTCGGCGTAGGAGAAAATCCCCCAGGGTCTCCCAAGCACCCCTGGGGCAAGTGGCCGAAGATTAACCCGGAGACCGTGGCGCCACTGCGCGACGGCCGGCCGGATCTGTATAACTACCAGCCGACGCGGTTCGTCTCGAAAGATGAGGCGAAGGCACGCGGCTGGAAACTTTTTTGGACTGGCGAGGTGTGCGTCACCGGGCACCGCGCCGCGCGCTACGTCTCGAACAGCAGCGTCTGCACCGACTGCCAGCGCATCGAGAAAGGGAAGGTGCCGGTCTACGGTAAGGGTGTCCCGGAGCTAGAAGCTGCCCGCCGTCGCAACTATACGCAGAAGAACACCGCCCCGGCAGCCGGCCCTCCTGTACCGAGCACCGCGGAGAAGCGTTTTTTAGAAAAATATGCGGAGCTGAAGGATTTTGCGCTCGCCGCCGAGTCGCTAGGGCGCACTGAATCTGAATTTTTGGCGATCCTGAGCTGGAATACGACCTTCCGCGAGGCGGTGAACCGGCTCGAAGAGAGCATGGGCATCGGCCGAACGCAGCAGGTGACGGACGAATTCGATTGGACGGACGACAAGCAGCGAGTTTTCTTGATCACGTACGCGAATACCGCCGACGTGAAGCAGGCGCTACGCTCGGTCGGCGCCACGAACGTGCAGTTCCACAAGGAGCTATCGTCAAATTCGGATTTTCAGAGAGGGTTTGACGACGCGCATCAGATCGCGCGGAACGTTTTTGACCATGCAGCCTCTGCGTCAGCTGTAAAGGGCGACGCGCGGATGCTTGGGCGTATCGCGGCGAACATGTTTCCCGAAAAGTTCGGTGAGAACTTGAAAGTTGATCTAAACGTCAAGCAGAACCTATCGTTGGACCAAGCACATGCGCAAATTACCAGCCTCCTATCAAGATTTGATAGACAGGGTCTACTCCCCGCTGCCAGAGCAGCTGACGAGTCTGCTATCGAAGCAGAATATCAGCTCCTTGAGCCTGCAGGAGTCGACGAAACTTATCCAGATCCTGAGCCAGAGAGCGCTGACGCAGGATCAGACCCAAATAGTGACCTGGTTTCAGGATCCGACTGACCATCCATCCCTGAGAAACTGCCCGCTGGGTCGGGCGCACTACCCAAAGCAGATGAAGTTCTTCGCTTTGGAGAAGACTGAGGATGAGATAGCGCTCTTCGGTGGAAACAGAACCGGAAAAACGCACTGTGGATGCTATGCCGACACGCTACACCTCACTGGGCTATACCCGGACTGGTGGCCTGGCCGAAGATTCGAGCGACCGATCAATATGTGGGTCGCGACTGACACCGGCAAGAACACGCGCGACATTTTGCAAGAAAAGTTCTGCGGTCAGCCCGGGGTTGAGCACGCGTACGGCACCGGGATGATCCCGGCGGATCTTTTAGTCAGGCGGACAGTGAAGCACGGTCTCGCGGACGCGTTCGAGTCGGTCTACGTGCGTCACGTATCCGGTGGCATCTCGACGCTGCAGTTCAAGTCGTACGATCAGGGCCGCGAAGCCTTCCAGGGCACGCGCCAGGACAGAATACATCTGGACGAAGAGCCAAAGCTGGAGATCTACTCGGAGTGCAACATGCGACTCATGAGTACAGTACCCGGTGAGAAGAATGGAACACTAATTTTGACTGAGACGCCTCTGTTAGGTGTCTCTGACCTGATGATCACGTTCATGCCTGACCTGTCGCCCGAGCCTGACGCTGCACCGACCGAGTCGTGGGACTTGGACGAGGAAGAGGAGGTAGTCGTCGATGACTAAGGCATCAGTTTTCTTAGATATGGACGACGTACCTCACATCACAGAGTCGGAGAAGAAGAAAATTCTAGCCAGCGTTCCGCCGTGGCAGCTGCAGGCGCGAAAATCTGGCATCCCAGGGCATGGGGTAGGCGCGATCTACCCCATCCCTGAGGATGTTATGCTGATCGAGCCATTCGACGTCCCGGCGCATTGGCCGCGCTCGTACGGGATGGACCCGGGCTGGAACTGCACCGCAGTTATCTGGTTCGCGTGGGACATCGACAACGGATACAAGGACGCGCAGGGCAACCAGCGCTTCCCCGCGGTGGCGTACGATGAATACTACCGGGGGCAGGCTGACCCGGCCGTGCACGTAGCGGCGATAAAGCGCCGCGGTCCGTGGATCCAGGGAGTGATTGACCCCGCCGCGCAGAAGGCGCGCGGCACCGACGGCGAGCTGCTGATAGATACCTATTGCAATCTCGGGCTGAAGGTGAGCAAGGCCGACAACACTGTCGTGACCGGAATCATTCAGACCTGGGACATGCTCTCGACGCAGTCGCTGCGCATCTTTACGACGCTGCAGAACTGGCGGAAAGAAGTTCGCCTGTACCGTCGCGACGAGA